TCAGCACCTGTTGCGGCCAAACCATCCTCTGACAAAGCTCAAGACATCTTGGCTATGATTAGGGCACGTCAAAAAGCGTAAGTAGTTAGTCTAATTAATGGCACAAGAGTTTCCTCTTGTGCCATTATTTCCAATATGTTAACACAAACCCTCCAATCTCATCTAGAATCAACTTATGATTATCAAATAGTTGGTATTATTGATCTTGACCAATTAATTACCCAACCTCGAAATACTTTATATAAATCATTTAAGCAATGGCACAAAGACGCATTTAACAACAATGAAAGAATTGTGCTTTACAGCAGAAATTCTGTATCAAATGATATGTTAACGCATATAAAACATTGTAGTTCATTAATTGATATTTCCGACCCTTTTATTTTAATTTGTAGCCCCAACATTAATCCTGAGGATACTGTATTTTCTACCTTAGAAATAAATTTTACAGATCATATTACATTACCTAAAACTTTTTGTTTTAATCCATGGGCACATTTAGAGATTAGTTCAACTGGAGAATTTAAACCTTGTTGTGTTTATAAAGAATCTATAAAAAACTCCAATGATCAAGCCTATAACATCAATACAAATACTATAGATGAAGTTTATAATAGTACCTATATGAATCAGTTAAGAAAACAATTTCGCAACGGTGAACAGCCAAGCGGATGTTCAACCTGTTGGTATAAAGAACAACATCATGGAATGTCTAATCGCAACTGGGCCGAGACAATGCTTGGTATCAATGCACACTGTTTAGATATAGAAAAAGATTCACTAGACAATTTAATCAGCTTAGATATAAAATTAGGAAATCTTTGTAATTTTACATGTCGTATATGCAACCCAAATTCTAGTTCAAGGATTGCAGAAGAGCAAGTTAAGCATTTTAATTCAATCATTGATCTTAAGATGTTGAATGCTAGAGGCAAGTGGGCTGACAATTCTCAAATTTGGAAAATGTTTGAGCAGGTAGGAAATCAATTAATTAACATTGATTTTTATGGTGGTGAACCATTTCTTGTTAAACAACACACAACATTTTTAAATTATTTGGTCGATAACGGGCATGCTTCTAAAATAAGACTACATTATAATTCAAATGGATCAATATATCCAGAGGACTTATTTGAAAAATGGAAATTATTTAAAGAAGTAGACATAGCCTTTAGTATTGACAATATCGGCCCAAGATTTGAATTGGAGAGAGGCGGCAACTGGAACAATGTTAATAGTAATCTAGATAGCTTCTTTGAATATAAACTACCAAATATGGTATTAAGTTTATTTGTTACAGTAAACGTTCAAAATGTATTTTACCTTAATGAATTAATAGAGTGGTCAGAAACAAAGAATTTTAATGCCTTACATTTTAACATTTTGAAAACTCCAGCTATTCTAAGCATTAACACTATGGGTAAACAATTAACCAAGGCAGTGCTAACTAAGCTAAATTGTATAGATGCAGATCGAATTGAAAAATATCATATCCAACCTATTATTAATCAAATTGAACAAAACATCAATACAGTCGATTCGATTGACCAACTGGGCAAATTTATGTTAACATTAGACAACATAAGAAATCAGGATTTTAATCAGACACACCCCGAAATAGCAAGTGTCATTTATAAAGGAAAGTAATCATGGCAAAACCATTTGATATCAGCAAGTTCCGCAAGGACATCACCAAGAGCATCGAAGGCCTAAGCATTGGATTTAATGATCCAACTGACTGGATTTCAACAGGCAATTTTGCCTTGAACTATCTTATCAGTGGAGACTTTAATAAAGGTATTCCACTGGGCAAGATCACAGTGTTTGCCGGCGAGTCGGGTGCAGGTAAAAGTTACATTTGTTCTGGTAACATTGTCAAGAACGCACAAGAACAAGGTATCTTTGTTATCTTAGTCGATACAGAAAACGCACTTGACGAAACATGGCTACACGCACTTGGTGTGGATACCGGCGCAGACAAGTTGCTTAAACTGAATATGAGTATGATCGACGATGTGGCCAAGGCTATCTCAACATTTATGATTGACTACAAAGCCCTACCAGACGGCGAGCGTATGAAGGTGTTGTGGGTTATTGATTCGTTGGGCATGTTGTTGACACCCACAGACGTTAATCAATTTGAAGCAGGTGATATGAAAGGTGATATGGGTCGAAAACCTAAAGCACTTACAGCACTTGTGCGTAATTCAGTCAACATGTTTGGCGGATACAATGTTGGAATGGTTTGTACTAACCACACATACGCAAGTCAAGACATGTTTGATCCAGATGATAAAATCTCAGGTGGTCAAGGCTTTATCTATGCGTCAAGTATTGTGGTTGCCATGAAGAAAATGAAACTCAAAGAAGATGAAGATGGCAACAAGATCACTGAAGTCATGGGTATCCGTGCCGGTTGTAGGGTAATGAAAACACGCTATGCCAAACCGTTTGAAGGCGTGCAGGTCAAGATTCCTTATGAAACAGGCATGAATCCCTACAGTGGCCTAACTGACTTGGCAGAGAAAAAAGGTATTCTCAAGAAAGATGGCAATCGTTTGATGTTTGTGACTAGCGATGGTGAAATTATCAAACAGTTCCGTAAAGCCTGGGAATCAAATGAAGGCGGTTGTTTAGATAAAGTAATGGTAGATTTTGCAAATCAACGCGAAACGGTAAGTACTGAAGAAACAGCCACGGAGGAATAAGAATGAGTGTAGAATTAAGCAAAGAAATTTGGAACGAGCTCAAGCGTTATGTAAATGTTGTGGATCGTGACGAGGCGGCAGAAACATTGGTAAGTGTATTAATTGATAACGATTACAATGCCGCTGATATTAAAAGTGTATTTAAAAGCGACTCAGAGGTTAAATCAGCGTTGGCAAGTTATCTTAAAGATCATGCCGAAGAAGATGATGAAGAAGAGTACGAAGATGATGATGACGACGAGGACGATGACTATTAATGTCGTCAGATTCTCGTACTAACTTTTATTGTAATCAAAAATTCAATTGGTTATCGATTGACCTCGAAAAAAGATTGTCTTATTCATGCTGTTCGGCAGAACCAACAAAAGTTAATGTTAATTGGCATAAATCTAATCCAGGAAAGTTATTTAATACGCCTGAGCTAGTTGACGAACGCCAAGACATGTTAAACAATAAAGCAGTAAGTAGTTGTAGTTCTGCTTGCTGGGTCCCTGAAGCACAAGGGCTACCTAGTCGCAGAGTGACAATGAACAGCGACAAAAAAACACATACGGATGTTATTGCGCAACCAGAAACATTAAACATAATTACCGGGTCACAGTGTAACTTAACCTGTTCGTACTGCTCAAAACAATATAGTAGTGCTTGGCGTCGCGACATAAAAGACAATGGTGTATACCTTGCTAATAGCATATTACAGCCCATTGATTTACTGTTAGAAAAAATTAGTCAGTCTGAGCATTATAATTCTGTAGGCGCAGAAGTTATACTTTCGGAATTTAAGTATTTTACTAATTTAAAGAAAATATACATCACTGGCGGCGAGCCGTTTTTATACAATAAGTTAGTTGACTTACTAGAAAACATTAATAGTACAGCAGAGATTGTTTGCTATTCAGGATTAGGAGTAAATCCTATAAGATTTAAAACGCAACTTGAAAAAATTAAACAATTTTCAAATGTATCCGTATGTGTTAGTGCTGAAAATATAGATAAGTTTCATGAATTTAATCGCTATGGCAATAGTTATACCACGTTCCAAGAAAATTTTGAATTGTTAAAAGCTAGCGGTATCAAAATTAAAATCCAATCTGTAATAAGCAATTTAACAATATTTGGATTAGTTGATTTTGTTAAGCCGTACAGCGACTACGAAATACTTTATCAATTTTGTAATTCTCCTGACTATTTAAATATTTCTGTTCTTGATCCTACTAGTAAGGAGAACTTGAAAACAGTAATCAGCAGTAGTAATCTTCCTGCTAAGGACTTAATATTGGATGGACTTTCTGCTGATCCTACAGTAAAACAACAAGAAGACTGCGCTTTTTTCCTAAAGGAATTTGCCCGCAGACGTAATTTGAGTCTTGACATATTTCCTAAGAGTATGTTACAATGGCTGAGTATATAAAGGATTATTATGTGGTATAGTAAAGTTATAGCAGATCTGAGTAATATCCCTGATTTTATCACTCATTATGAGCTTGAACTTGATGATGCCAAGCGTGACTGTCGAGTCGGCGGCCTCATTGAAAAAAATATCACAGCATTGCCCGGTATTACTGAACATCGCTTTAATCAACTACAAGAAATAGAAGCAGTATTAAATTATCTTAATATTCAACTACGAAAAATTCGTCGTAGGCATTTCCAAAAATATCTCGAAGGCTATGCCCGTGCATTAACCAGCCGAGACGCTGAAAAATACGTGGATGGTGAAGATGAAGTGATTGAGTTTGAAACACTGATTAATGAAGTTGCGTTATTACGCAATCGATACCTGGGCATTCTTAAAGGAATGGAAAGTAAAAACTTTATGTTAGGGCACATTGTAAGATTACGGGCCGCAGGTATGGAGGATGTGCAAGTATGATGTTTACGCATCCAGGTGATAGTCACAAGCACAGTCTTAAAACTTTAAATCAGTTATACGAATACGATGATTTTATGGCCAGCATTCGAACTGTGCTGGATCTTGGGTGTGGTACCGGCGAGGACTTGACCTGGTGGGCTACCGCTACCACACGGGACGAACCTATACAACCTTTGAATATTGTGTGTACCGGCATAGATTTAGCGTCAGATTTGCCGTTAACTAAGCAACACAAAAACATGTTTTATCAGCAGGCTGACTTTGAAAGCAACATACCAACTATTCCTTCTGGGATTGATGTGCTTTGGTGTCATGATGCATTTCAATACACAAAAGATCCTATAAAGACCCTGAGCAATTGGTGGCATTTGGCCAGCCCAGGTGGAATGTTGTATATTGCTGTGCCACAGACTATAAACTTTTTTCGAGGCCAATTTGATTATCATTTGCCCAGTGGGTGTTACCATCATTATACCATGGTCAACTTGATGTATATGCTGGCCACTGCTGGTTGGGATTGTAATGCAGGATTTTTTAAACAAGAATCCACAGACTCTTGGATCCATGCAATGATCTATAAGAGCGAACACCAACCCATGGATCCTAAAACTACTACCTGGCATAGATTAGTTGAATTAAATCTGTTGCCGGATTCGGCCACCCGTAGCATAAATGCTCACAACTATCTGCGGCAACAAGATCTAGTGGTACCCTGGGTTGATCATAGCCTAATGAGCATGGCAATAAAATAAAATCAGACATTAACTGGGTTAAATATTCGCATGAAAACTATAGTGGTAGTCAGCGGCGGATTTGACCCAGTGCATTCTGGTCATATCGCACTAATTAAAAAAGCTCGATTGTTAGGAGATATGTTGATAGTAGGTATCAACAGCGATGAGTGGCTTGCTCGCAAAAAAGGACAGGCATTCATGCCCTGGCAAGAACGTTTATGCATATTAAACAATCTATCTACTGTAGATGAAGTTTATACATTCGACGACGAAGATGGCACAGCTTGTCATCTATTACACCAAGTTCGAGCACACTACCCCACAGAGCGTATCGTATTTGCCAATGGCGGCGACCGCACCCAAGATAATATTCCAGAAATGGCAGTTGACGGAGTAGAGTTTGCGTTTGGAGTTGGTGGTGAAAATAAAGCAAACTCGAGTAGCTGGATCCTACAAGAATGGAAAGCACCCAAGACCGAACGTCCCTGGGGGTATTATCGTGTGTTACACGAAGTGCCCGGAACCAAGGTTAAAGAACTTACTGTTAATCCGGGCCAAACGCTTAGTATGCAACGACACAATAGTCGGGCAGAATATTGGCAAGTTTCAGAAGGTCGGTGTGTAGTAGAAGGTGAAGGCAAGCGGCAGACTTCTCTAGAAACTCACGATAGCTATCATATTCCTACAAACGAATGGCACCGCTTGTACAATCCATTTGATCAACCTTGTCGCATTGTAGAAATACAATACGGTCCTAATTGTGTAGAAGAGGACATCGAACGACAATGACGCCAATTCCGGTATTTGTAGGTTATGATCCTAGAGAAGCTATAGCATTTCATACCTGCGTAAATTCAATTATTCGTCATGCCAGTCAGCCTGTGGCAATCATGCCGATTGCATTAAACTTGTTCCAAGACTATGAAGAAACCCACACCGACGGAAGTAATCATTTTATCTACACCAGATTCTTAGTGCCACATCTAATGAGCTATACTGGTTGGGCAATATTCATTGACGGAGACATGATTGTTCGAGACGATATAGTTAAGCTATGGGAACTACGTGAAGGCAACAAAGATGTCATGGTGGTCAAACACGATTACAAAACTCGGATGACTGAAAAATATCTTGGTGCCAAGAATGAAGATTATCCAAGAAAAAATTGGTCGAGTGTAATACTTTGGAATTGTAGTAATCATCCTAATAGAAAATTAACACCCGAGTTTATACAAAAATCTTCCGGCTCTTACCTACATCGTTTTAGTTGGTTAGATGATGAGCGGATTGGTGAGCTACCTAAAGAATGGAACTGGTTACCAGATGAGTACGGCCCTAACCCAGACGCTAAACTATTGCACTATACCCTAGGTACCCCGTGCTTTCATGAATTTGCTGATACACCACAAGCAGACGAGTGGCACAAAGAACGC